TATCTACAATTGAAGCCGACTATGTTAGATTAATTAATGCTTTTAAAAATAAAAATATAGAACCTAAATCATGGATATCTGTAGATAACAATTTACCTTCTGATAGTGTAGGATTTTTTGTTAAATTGTTTAAAAATTCTATATATGAAAATACGTTTGCTAAAAATAATAATGCAATGTTCTTAGAGAATTTAACAAATAATACAATTATACCTATTTTATTAAACGCTCCTAATAATATTTTTGTAAATAAATTACCACCAAAGGCTACTATAATTAATAAAAAACCTTATTATATTAATAAGAAAATACTTATCAAAAATTAAGAATAGCATCAGCCCTTTTTTTATTATCGTATATATATTTACTATTTCTTTCTTCAATGTATTTAGTCATACTCTCAAAACCAACATATATCATTTCATCCATCTCTTTATTTGTAACATGTAATTTCATACCTTTTCTATTAAATGTAATATTAATAGCATTATTTAATACAAGATTCTTAGGATTATAATAATCAATACAATTACTATCTTGAATTTCTTTTAATAAAACCTGTTTTACTCTTAATATATTTAAAATAGTCATCAACTGTTTTATAATATATATTAAATTAATATTTTTAACAGGTTCATTTATATTATTATTATCTTCTTTATATAAAATCATACAAATTATATTTTCTTTTGGAACATTCGCAAATATTTTTATAGGAAAATTATTAGTTAACGCACCATCATAATAGTAATAATCATTTATATTAATAGGTTTAAATAATAATGGTATAGCCATTGACGCACAACATGCCTTATATACACATATATTAGGAGTATTTTCAATAGAAAAAATCTCGTTTTTGCATGTATTTATATTAGTACAAGATATATATATATTAATACCAAAACTTTTTGATAATTGTGAAAATGTAATAGTTTCTGAAATATCTTGAGTATTATACTCATTTAATAAACACATTTCCGGATATTTTTTTTTTACAACATTTTTCAAATGTTTAATAAAAATTTCTGTATTAAATAAACCATATTCTGTAATTAATTTAATGTATTTTTTTATTGATAAATGACATAATTCACTATCATTTTTAGAAATATATAATATCTCTTCCATTTCTTCAATCGTTAATTTAAAAACAATCATCAATCCAATAAATGCCCCTATTGAACATCCAGCAATATGTTTTATATTTTTATTTATATTATTAATATATATATATCGTAACGCACCTATAAATATTACACCTCTCATACCTCCGCCTGATAAAACTAAATGTGTAATATTCATATATTAATTATAAATAATGATATATATAAGAAAATATATATATATTTTCTTATATATTTGAATTGTATTCTTGTATATTTATTTTGTAATATATAAGAGCCTCTTTAGAAGCATTATTTTCTGCCTCCTTTTTTGTATTTCCTATAGCCGTCGAAATAATGCTTCCATTTTTATCTTTAACACAATAAGTAAATACTCTTATATTATCTTTAATCGCCACATTTAATTCCTTAAATTGAGGAGTATCTTGTAAAGAATGCAACATATGAGATACAAGCATATCCTTGTAATTATTTTTAATTCTAATAAGTTCGCAAAAATCTATATAATTCTCTATAATATATATAAGCCATGATTCTACAACAAAATAGCCAGCACCAGATGATGGATTTATATTTATATTTGGAATAATAACATTATCATTATCTGTTTGAAAATCTAAATATAATGCCCCTAAAAATGCCTCAAATATGTCCTCCATTATTTTATAGTTATTTCTTCCCCCAGATTCTTCAACCTGTTTTGATATTATGGCAAACTTCGGTAATCCTATTTTATCGGATAAATATCCAAGCATTTTTCCATTTACTATTTTTGTCCTAATTTTAGATAAAAATCCTTCGTTTTGATCAGGAAATCTATTATATAAATAATTTGCTACAATCATTCCCAATAAAGAATCTCCTAAAAACTCCAATCTTTCATACGACATATCCTGTAATGGTAAACAATCATTGGGACAATTAGCATTACTTTTTTTAAAATCTGTATTTTTCATAGTACAATATGATTTATGAACGAATGCTACGCGATATAAATTAATATTTTTTATTTTTAAACCAGACAAACCGTTATTTTTCAATAATGTATATAAATCATCTTCGTTTAATAAGATATTTTTAGAATTATACGGTTGATTCTCAATGTCTATATCCATTGTCTTATTGTGAATATTATCAATTCTTTTCATGTTTAATTATTTAACAATAATTAATAATATATCATTTTTTATATATATAAATATTAAATGTATTTTTCTTTTAAATAGAATAAGATAGTAAATGAGTGCTGATATAACAGCTCCTCTAATACAACTTGATTCGGTTGCTATAGGGTTTCAACTTGATGACGAAAATGAAGCAAAAAATATAAATAATTTAAATTTAACAAATGATGAATTTTTAGTGGTTGGTGAAAAAACTTATATTCCAGGAGATACTTCAAATGTTAAATGGAATCTTATAGTAAATACTCAAGGTACTGCTGTTAATGCTTCAAGAAATTTGGCGCGTAATAATTTGACTCACGATACTTCCTTATATGTTGATAAAAATATCTATTGTTCTGGTATTATTAAAGCGGCTGGTTTAGAACTAAGTAATATTAGAATAGATAATACTAATCCCATAACATGTAATTTAATTAAAGAGTTTATAGTTAAAACCAATGATCTTGTTGTATCACAACCATTTCAAACAGGATATATAACAAATTATAGCAATTTATATAATATTAATTATGATGTTAAAAATATTTTTACACCTAATTATGTTACTTTTGGCGGACATGTTGATACCTTTAAAAATACTCATCCTCTAAATATTGTTTCGACACCAAATAATAATTTTAATAGTATGCATATTTCTATACGCAATGATACGAATAACAGCGAAGAACCTGTTAAAATGTGTATGGGTATTATTGGTGGAAGTAATATATCCCCTGCTATTATATCTACAACAAAAGGAGTACCTCTTGAATTTCACGTAAGTCGTTCATCGGCAGATATTAATATGGCATACGGTACTAAATCGTTCCCCATATATAATACTACCAATATTCCTGCGATGACTATTGATGCTAATAATAATGTAGGAATAGGTACAAATTATACTAGTTTTAAAATCTATAATAAAAAAAATTTTACAAATAATAGCACAAATAATATAGAATTAAATGAAAAATCTAAATTAGAAGTAAAAGGTTTGTCTACATTTGATGATATTTTATTATATGATTATCAAACAAAAACTTATAAACACCTTGATGATATATATATTCGCGGTATGGGCTTAGGTTCTCTAAATGCCACACAAATAAATGGTGGAGATTTTACAGATTCTTTGTATAGATTTACTAATAATTTATCTATTCTTAAATTATTAAATACAAATAATATTAATATTGATAATAATGCTATAATAGGATGTAATTTAACAACTAAATTTTTAAATGTTAGCAACCATTCTATATTTGACGGTAGTGTATCTTTTAACAATAATGTAGATTTTGATAATGTAGAAAATATTAATATAAATAAATTAAATATAACCAATGATTTATTTATTAATAATATACGTGTAACTCCATTAAATACTACTGATACTTTTACTGGTAATTTTGAGAAAAGTTTAGTAGATGGAAGTAATTATATTTTTGTTTATATTAGCAGTAATATAGCATCTCTTGATGCTAATTGTAATGTTAATTTTCCAAATAAATTAGGATTAGGGCTCACAAGCAGCGATGGTTTCGATGGTATTCTAAATATCACTAAAAATGATAGAACTACAAGTAATAATTTTGATATATTATTAAAAAATACATTAGAGAATAAAAATTATATAGCAAATATTGGAAGATTGTCACGTCTTGATTATAACGATAACAGTTTAATATTTAATACAAATAAAGTAACAGGAAAAAAAAATAATATATATTTTTACCCATCAACTGATATATCTATATTAACTTCAAATCGCTATCTTCCTAATTTACAAAATACACCTCCGACATTATCTTTATTAGAAGGAAAAGTTGGTATTAATAAATTAATTCCCGATAATATGTTTTCACTAGATATTAATGGTATTGTAGCGGCAAACGATTATTATGTTTCTCAAAATAATAATTTTAAAAGAACTAAAAATTTTATTTATAATAATGATAAAAACTTTTTTAATTTATATGATTCTACAACTGATAAATTTTGTATTAACTATAACGAACTATTGTCATTTGCTTCTGATATGAGAGGTCTAAATGTTAAAAAAGGTATTAATGCTGATTTATATTATCAAAATAACATATTATTAGAAACACTTCAGCAAACAAGTACTCCCGATAGTTTTTATACTAATAAAAATATATCTATCGGTTGGAATGGTGAAGAAAACGTCACACCTTTACAAATAAGAAACTTATTTACAAATGATTATAATTATTCGACTATACGTATTTATAGAGGAGTTAGAGGAGGAGGTCTTTTTAATAACGCAGATTATAGCGGTATTGATATATGCGAATATGATAGAGATATAAATCAAGATAGAAATAATGAAAAATGGTTCATTTATAAAAATCATAAATATAATGATCTAGACGCAAGAGATTATATGAGAGTAGGTCCTTTACAAATAGGGTATACTAATAAAACAGTAGAACCTACGTCGTATGGTATGTCATTTTATTATGATACAGAAACTTCTAAATATCATATAGATGTAAATAAACCTGAGATATCATACGATGATAAATCCGCAATGACAATATATGGGGATTTAAATGTTCATGGTAATATCAATATTTTAGATAATGACGGATGTAATTTTAATTTTACAATGAAAGCATTATCGTCAAATTTACAAAGAGTAAATAGATATATAAATTATATATCGAGTTCAAGTGATATTGATAATGGATATTCTCAATCAGATAATAAAATAGCCATGTCTATTGATATTTTGAGACCTAAAGAAAATATCATAATAGATGCTGTTGAAAATGAGAAGATTCCTGTAATAATTAAAAATATGAATGACGCGAATCCTGTTACAAAATTTATTACTTATTCAAAATCTAATATTTGCTATTCTATGATAGAACTTGCTATTTATAACAGTAATTTGCAATTAATAGATGATAGTCAAGATAAAGTAAATAATATTAAAAATTCTATCCAAATCAGTGTGGGCAATAATAATAGCAATACGTCTCTTGATTTTAATGTATATAATAATAATGCTTATAAAAATTTCTTACGTTTTATGAATAAAGTTAGTGATAATGGGGACGCCAATAGTACTATAGCACATCTTGGTCTAGGTACTGATAAAAGTTCTAATATTTTATTACATATTGATGGTAATGAAAAATATGGTTTACAAATTACAAATAATAAATACCCTGCTTCTATTAATTTATTAAATTCAGAGGGTAAAAATGTATATCACACTATTTCTGGAGGTGATTTTCATAATAATCATAAATTTACTATTGATGTATCTTCATCATTGCCAAATAATACTATTAATGAACCAATATTAACTAATGTTTTTACAATAGATGCATTCAAATATAATGAAGATAAACGTAGAGGTGCGCGTTTTGGATTTAACGAAAACTTTTTAACAGATAATAATCAAACATTTGTAATAAAAAGCGATTATGATACTGTTCCTATGGCAATTACAAGTAGATATAGTTATGAATATATGTTTAATAGTGTTGTTAAAATAGATTATAATAATGTATCAATTGACTTATTATCATCCAATTGGAATAATAATAATAAAAAATATTTCAGTTTATATAAACAAAATATATCTACGTTGCCTGCTGTAGATGACAATTTAAATCCTATTACATCAAATAATATTAAAGACGAAGAATTTATATTTAAAACAAGCAATACAATATCAAAGAATTTGTCATATATTTCAGTACATTCTAATATTAATTATCCATATTTCTTTAGTAATTTAAATATAAATTATCTATCTTTTAATCAAAATTTTAATATTACACCAGATAGTGTAAAAGATGAATTTAAATTAACACGTGATAATAATTTTAATATAATACCTAAACAAATATTTTATAGTAGCAACGATGATATAAGACCAAGTGATATTATTGAGAAAAGTTTTGTAATATATAACAATTCGGTTTTTAATATAGAAGATAATAGTAATATACTTTTTGATTATACATATACAAATAAATATAATATCGCTTCAACGGTTTCTTGTAATATTACTATTACAAATTATTCAAATTTAGAAACAATAGATAATAGTAATTATTTTAATATTAGTAATTATATTACGACAACTCTTTCTACAGGAACAAATCCATTTAATGATAATAATCCAAAATTTGAACATATTTATACTGATTTTAAACAAAGTAAAATAAATATCAATGAAAAATATATTCAATATTCTAATAGTTATTTAAATACTTATACAACAAATGTATTGAAATATAATTCGAATATATCTTATGATGGTATATTTTATTCTATTCATTCAAATTATTTAAATATTACTACATCAAATATTATATTTGATAATCTATTTGATAAAAATACAGCATATTTAAATATTACTTCAAATATTATTGATGCAAATAATATAATCTTTAAAACATCAAATTATTCTATTAATACTAATGCTAATTCAACGCTGAGAACTATGAAATTTGAACTCTTAAGTTCTAATATTATTATTGATACATTTGATATATTGGGAAATACTATAAATAAAAATTTAATTATTGAAGAATATTTTAATGATTATTCTAATCATAATTTAAGTGATATCAGTATAGGTATTAGAAACTATAATTATAGAAATTATAAACCTCATATTTCTTTAATTAATGATGTTGAAAGAAATAATAGTATTTTTGAAGGTCATGAAATATATAGTTACGATGGTATTTTTGAGATAAAATATGCTAATTCCGACAATAACCAATTTGTACCTCTTAAAATTGATAGTGACGGTAATATGTTCATTAATGGAGGCTTAGATATAAAAGGAAATTTAAGAATTGATGGACGTATATATGATGCCAACGGCAATGATTTAATTGAGATATTAAACAATTATATATTTGAGTTAGTATACAAATATTTTCATTTAGAGTATGAAATAAATTCTAGTAATATTCACTTTAATTCTTTAGGTTCAAATGGTCTTGAAATAAATGCGTATTCGAGTGGTAATCACGAAGATTATAAATTTTTTTATGTTAAAGATTATTTAACTTCCAATATAATTAATGATATTTTAGTTTTACATAAATCAGATTTATTAAATAATAAGTATAATTTGGATTTATACACTGATTTATATGTTAGTTGTAATTTATATATAGAAGGGCATGGTAATAATACATCCTTGTCAGTATTACAAAAAAGAAATACAAATATTATTGAAGCATCTAATTTAGATCGTGAAGTATTAACATTAGCCTATGATGGAAGTATGGGATTAGGTGTTACTCAACCGCAAGGTGTATTATTGAATATTAAGCAGAATATATTCGGTAGCAATGTTATATCAGCATCTAATCTAAATCGCGAAGTTCTAACATTAGCCTATGATGGAAGCATGGGATTAGGAGTTACTCAACCACAAGGCGTATTATT